TTACCTGTAGTTGGTAAATATTTTAAATTAGCAAAACCAGCAGCTAAAGTAATGGATGATATTAAAATAACTTTAAGAGGAGATGGTGATTGGGAACAAGTAGATGAAATGTGGAGTGGTGGTAATTGGGTTAATTACTCATTCGAAGCTTTAACAGATAAAGGAAGAAAAATTTTAGCTAAATTAAGTAAAGGGAAAAATGCTAATTTAGTGGATCAAGGAGATGGTGTTTATTTTCCTGGGAAAACCGTAAGTTCAAAAGCTGGAAATTATTTAATTGACGAAGCTGACCATGCAGTTGATGCAGTAGATTCTATAAAAAAATCTAAAGGAAATATAAGTTTAAATACACAAGTAGGAAAGAACGTTAAAGGAGGTAAAGAAGGATATAAAACATACAGCAGTAAAAATATAAATAAAAAAACAATATTAGATGAAGCAGATGATCTGTGGGTAGGTGATTATGGAGGATATAGAAATAAAGGATTTTATGATGAGAATGTAGAAACGATATTAGATATAATTAACCCAACTAAAAAAGCCAAAGGCGGAAGAGTGGGTTTATCTAAAGGTGGTTTATTAAAATTATTAGAAACAGTATGGAACAGTAAATTTTTAAATAAAAAATTCTTTGATCCAAAAGAGTTAGCTGACAAAACTGATGACGCGGGACGTGAGCTAAGAAAAAGAAATTTGTTAGGACAAGATAGTTGGTCAGATATTCCTAAGACTTTAAAAAATGCAATATATACTGCTGCAGGTGGGACTGGTATAGCTACTCTTTTAAAGTATATAATGAATAAAAGAAATACTATAGATGAGCTTAAAGAAGATAATGTTTTACAAGATTTTGTTGATAACGAAGGAGTATTTGAAAAAGCCGAAGGCGGAAGAATTACAGATTATAGTTTTGATGATTATATGAGAGAAAGAGAAATGCTAGAAAAAATGAGAAGAGAAGAGAAACTAAGAAGAGAGTTTAAAGAAGACATGCGTAGAAAAGAAGTTCAGGAACAAAAGCAATGGGTAGCCGAAGGCGGAAGAATTGGTTTAGATGCAGGAGGACCTCCTGTTTCACCCGCTAATTTACATCCTTTACAAAGACCTATGTTTTATCAAGGTGGTTTAACTAAAACTATTCCACCTGAAAGAGGACCTATGCCACAAGGGTTGCAATCTAATGTATATGATGGTATAATGCGTCCAGGAGTTATTAATGGCAGAAATTGATAAAAATCTCCCGAATACAGATCTACCCTCTGTTGTTGCACCAGACATGGACATAGAAGTATCGGACGAGACAAAATTAGTAGAATCAGACAACGTTGAAGCAACCGAGCTTCCTGATGGGGGAATGGAAATAAACTTTGATCCTAATTCAGGAATCAAGGTCCCCGGAACTGAAGAACATTTTGATAATTTAGCAGACTTACTTCCCGATGAAGTTTTGAATCCTATCGGATCAGAAATGCAAGCAGATTACACGGACTATAAAATGTCTAGAAAAGAATGGGAAGATACTTACATTAAAGGACTAGACCTTTTAGGATTTAAATACAGAGTTAGAACAGAACCTTTTCAAGGAGCATCGGGTGCGACTCACCCAGTTTTAGCTGAAGCTGTTACACAGTTTCAAGCTATGGCTTATAAAGAATTATTACCATCAGATGGACCTGTAAGAACTCAAGTTATGGGTTTATCAACTCCACCTAAAGAACAACAATCACAAAGAGTTAAAAATTTCATGAATTATCAATTAATGGATCAAATGCAAGAATACGAGCCAGAGTTCGATCAAATGTTATTTCATTTACCATTATCGGGTTCTACATTTAAAAAAGTTTATTATGACGATTTACTTCAACGAGCTGTATCAAAGTTCGTTCAAGCGGATGATTTAGTGGTTCCGTATTCAGCAACCTCATTAGATGATGCGGAAGCCATTATTCATGTTTTAAAAATTCCAGAAAACGAATTAAGAAAACAACAAGTTTCCGGATTTTATCGAGATATTGATTTAGGAAAACCTGCAATCATTGAAGATAAAGTTGAAGAAAAAGAAAAGGAACTAGCTGGAACTAAAAAAGTTGGTAAGCAAGAAGATGTTTATACATTACTTGAATGCCATGTAAATTTAGATCTAGAAGGTTTCGAAGAAGTTGGTGAAGATGGAGAACCAACAGGAATAAAATTACCTTACATCGTTACAATCGAGGAAGGTAGTAGAACGGTTCTTTCTATTAGAAGGAACTTTGCACCCAATGATCCAAACAAAAAGAAAATCCAATATTTTGTCCACTTTAAGTTTCTGCCAGGACTCGGATTTTACGGTTTTGGACTCATTCACATGATTGGCGGATTGAGTCGTACTGCAACTGCGGCTCTCCGTCAATTATTAGATGCAGGGACACTATCAAATTTACCGGCAGGATTTAAGCAACGAGGCGTACGTATCAGAGATGAAGCACAACCATTACAACCAGGAGAGTGGAAAGATGTTGACGCTCCAGGTGGAAGTTTAAAAGATTCATTTTTTAATCTACCATACAAAGAACCATCACCTACATTATTACAATTAATGGGGATTGTGGTTCAGGCAGGTCAAAGATTTGCCTCGATTGCTGATATGCAGGTCGGTGAAGGCAACCAACAAGCAGCTGTTGGAACGACTGTCGCTCTACTAGAACGTGGTTCCAGAGTGATGTCAGCAATCCATAAAAGGCTATATGTTGCACTTAAGAGCGAGTTTAAATTACTTGCAAAAGTATTTGCTACATATCTTCCTCCTGAATATCCTTACGATGTCGTAGGAGCTGCAAGAACTGTTAAAGTACAAGATTTTGATGATAGAGTAGATATTTTACCTGTTGCTGATCCAAATATATTTTCAATGCAACAACGTGTTACATTAGCACAAACAGAATTACAATTAGCAATGTCGCAACCACAAATGCATGATTTATATATGTCGTATAGAAAAATGTATGAAGCGATGGGAGTAAAAGATATAGATCAAATTTTACCACCACCAGCACCTAAGATTCCAAAAGATCCTGCATTAGAAAACATTGATGCAATATCTGGTAAGCCTTTCCAAGCATACCCAGGTCAAGATCACAGAGCACATATAACTTCACATTTACATTTTATGGCTATGAATATGGTTAGAAATAATCCACCTATTATGGCTGCTTTAGAAAAAAACATATTAGAGCACATTAGTATAATGGCTCAAGAACAAGTACAAATGGAATTTCCTCAAGAGTTTCAAATGTTAGGACAAATGCAACAAGCTGCACCTATGAATCCACAGATTCAACAACAAGTACAACAAATTACTCAAAAGATAGAAGCTAGAAAAGCAATATTAATTGCTGAAATGATGAATGAGTTTATGGAAGAAGAAAAACGTATTACTTCTCAATTTGACCATGATCCATTATTAAAGATTAAATCAAGAGAAGTAGACTTAAAAGCTATGGATACTCAAAGAAAAGAAGAAGAAATGAAGCAAAGAGGCGAAATAGATAGGGCTAAACTAGTTCAAAACAAAGATATCAATGAGGAGAAGCTTGATCAAAACGAAGATTTAGCTATACTACGAGCAGATACATCTTTGGTCAAACAGCAAATGGGTGATCAAAATAGAAAAGATATTGCGCGTATGAAAGCTAAAGATGTTAAAGTATTAAAAGGACCAAAAAGTTAGGAGCAACAATGGTAAAAAGCAATGATAAAAGTGCTGCACAAGGAGTTAACCACAAGCAATTCATCAATAAAGATGGATACCCAAAAGGTGGTGTTGAAGTTAAAATTCCTGAAGGCATTCCAACTACTAATAAAGTAAATGGACAAAAGAGAATGCTTGCAGAAAAAAGATCTACTGTAAAGTGGTACTAGTATGTGGTTATCGGCAATTAAATTAGCCGTTTCTGCTGGTAGTAAAATTTATGCTAATAAGCAGAGAGCGAAAGGTGCAATGTCTGATGCACAGCTATTGCACGCGGAGCGACAAGCTCGTGGTGAGGAAGCTTACCAAGGCAAACTTTTAGAATCTAGACAATCTGATTGGAAGGACGAGGCGGTATTATTAATCCTCAGTTT